GCTAGCGTCCGCAGCGGGGGAGGGCTGGGGTGGGGGTAAATCGGTGGAGGATTGGGCAGCGGTTGGTGTGTCGCTTGCGATGATAGCGGGCGGTTCGTTATCGCTGATTGTGGAATCTGAAGTGCCTTCTTCCACAGTAAGGCCCCCTCCCCCCCCGGGGGGGGGGTGGGGGGGGGGGGGGGGGGGGGGGAGGGAGAGCTAAGGGCTAGGGTGTCTAGAAAAGAATTATTAAACGGTGCTGAATGGCACCGTCAGGTGCCGTTTAGTGCCGTTTAATAATTCGTAAATATCGAAAATGACCCCGCCTAACCTCCGCTGTACAATTTGGCGCGAAAAACAAAATTTTCTCATCTTGTCATTTGGTGCAGTTTAGTGAACGCCCTCTTAGCCGTAGCCGCCGCCCTCCCATGACACAGGTCACTCTTCTTACCTAGCCCGCCAGCTCCCCCCACCCCCCGACCGGGCTTCGCCCTAGGCGGTGCGGGGAGGTGTCGGGGTAGGTAATTTGAGTGACCCATGTCACATGAGGGCTACACAAAATGTATACATATTCATTCACGCTATGCATGTAGATGTATTCATTAAAAACACACTTGAAGATAGTGTAATTAAAATGCTAAGATGTATACACATTGAAAGGAGATGCCATGACCGATACCAACGCCACCGAACCAGACCACTACGCAGACCTGCTCGGAATGAGCCTATGGGAACTAGTGAAGCCGCTCAGGTTCATTGAGGGGAACGTACTCAAGTACATTTGGCGTGCTGGACTCAAGGACGGCGTGTCCGCTAAAGAGGACTACGCAAAAGCTTTGACCTACCTAGATAAGGTAGACCCGAAGGAGCATCTAGCTATCAGTAAAGACTTCTTCTTTAAAGTCCCATTACAAACGCTACTATCAACAGCCTACGGCTGGGAGTTAAACAAGATAAGTGATACAAAGGCTTCAATGCTATACCACTTCTTCCATCTGCTACTACACAAGAAATTAATAGGGGAGTTTCGCGCCAATCAGCAGTGCCAGTATCACTATGACGCGTTACGACTACAGCTAATTGAGGAAATCGAAGACGAACCCCCCTTCTAAACCCATTAGGAGCAAACATGAGCCTACCCGTAGTACCTGAAATCGTGAACACCCTTCAAAAGTTCTACCAGTACCTGCAACAGGTCAAGGAGGAACTCACACAACTCACCGACCGAATAAAACAAGAGGCACGCGCGGCAGTAGTGAACTCCCTGCCAGGGGTGCAGGTGCCCTTCATTCGGTGCGTGAACGAGTGGGCACCGCAAGCCGCCACAGTCCTAAAGAACACACAACACAAGATAGGAAAAGCAGTCCAATGTTGGAACAGGAATACGCAACGAACCCATACCTAAAAGGCTTACTTGTACTCGGTGTACTATCGGTGGTGCTTGCCACCTACCTAGCGGGGTACATGACCTACACCGGGGATAACGGTAACGAACTTATCGTAGGTTCCCTCGTGCTTCTTATACTCGGAGTAACTGCTGTATGCTGCTTCTTCGCCATTCGTAGTAGTGACAAAACGTCTTGGATATGGAAAGAGCGAGCGCACCGCGAACGAGCTAAGGCCAAAAAGCTACAGAATGACGTGAGCAGGTTAGAGCGAGAGGTAGCCAACCTCAGTAAGAACACCACCCATTCGGAGACTGCAACCTACGAAGAGACCGCGCCGCCTATCTTGGACTTTTACCGGTTGGACTACGCTCAAGGCTCACTCATTAGCAACCTGCACCGGGCATATAAGAGTGGCGAACGAGACCTGCACCTTCGGGGCCTCTACACAGAGGCGCTGGTGGCCCTGCTTCACTGCCGACAGGATGAGGTGACACTAGCGACATGCGCACGAGAAATCTACGAATGGGGGAACCTGCTGAACTCGGTGGTAGGTACGGCAAGCACGGCACACAAGTGCCTAACCCACGCAATGCTATTCGTGGGAGCACAGACACGAGTAGAGCGAGAACGTGAGTACCAGACACTACACCAGCTACTAATGGACACGCTCAGCACGCACTAAGACACAAATCACATAAATACAGTAATGGCAGGTGGACGCTACGGCGGTCACCTGCTATACTGTAATTAATGTAATCACTAACTAAAGAGGTAATTAAAAATGGATGTAAAGGAACTCTCAAACCTGGTCTGGAGCCGTGAACCTGTTGCAGGTAAAGACCCCGCAGAAACCACGTCGCCACTGTTCACCGTAGGCTGGTACTGCCGCATCTGCAAGCGCGAAGAGTTCTCAGAGCTACCGGGCCGGTACCAAGACAAGGTACCTTTCGACGTGGTAACCATGCTACGCACACGTGCAGATGCGCACATGAGGGCGCACCGCGTGCAGGCCGCCCAGACAAAAGCGAAAGCGGCACGCAATGGCTAAGCTCCCAGACTTCGACCTGAAAAAGGTGCACTGGGTGACTGACGCGAAGGGGGTACGGACTCTAGCCCAGCGGCTGGAAAAAGCCCCCTTCGTTGTCTTTGACCTTGAGACCACCGGCCTAGACGAACACGCGGTAACCGGAGGTAAAAACAACGGCGGTATCGCCGCCCGCGTAGTACTCGCATCCTTCACCCTGCCACCTGCACAGCGCGGACAGCACCCGCCCACCTACGTTGTGCCGCTGTCACACCCCGATAGCCCACTGGTAAGCGTGTGGCGTAACCAGTACCGCGCACTCTCACTAGCCATGAAAAAGAACCTCAAACTAGCGGGCCATAACGTCAAATTCGACGCTCGCTATACCTACGGCACCGTAGGGATAGACCTCTCACAAAACCTCTGGTGGGACACATTGGTAAGCGCGTCCCTACTGGATGAGGAAGAATCGCACAGGTTGAAAGACCTAGCACAGCGCCCCTTCGGGGTAAAGTCATGGGCCGACTTCGACCTACGTACACCCGGAGCGGCTGAGCGAGTAGAACTGCTACGTCTCGGCGAATACGCGGCACGAGATACCTACTACACCTACGGGTTGCTCATGCTCCACATGGCACAGCTGGCACCACCTAGCATGTACGAATACCAGTCAGAACGTGAAGCAGAACTGACAGCTGAGGGTATGCACCCGCTGGAGTGGGGGCTTGGACGAATCTTTGAGACTATCTCCATGCCTACCATTCGGACACTCTGCCAGGCAGAACAGCGAGGGCTACTGGTAGACACCGAAATGCTCGGCGCGTGGGACACCATGTACCGGGTACTCGGCGCGGTAGAAGCCGCCACACTCTGCCTGAAAATCCTGCTGAAACGAGCGCCTAAACCGCAGACTGTCGGAGCCGCAGCCACGAACTGGCTATCACGGAACGACCCACACGCCTTAGAGGCGTGGGCGACTATCCCTAAGAACGTGCTGGACATTGAGATACCGGCGGCGTGTGAGCACCTGCACCCAAAGCAATTCCCCCCATTCGGTGATGTACTGGTGAACGACACGCTGGCCGGTCTGTACACGCTGGCACCTACATCCAAGTTCTTCAAGGCCCTTGTGACCGTAGCTATTGAAGCCGGTGAACTGAAAGTAACCGCCACCACGCCAACGGGTGCGCCGAAATGGGATGCGGCGGTACTTGGGCGGCAAGCACGGGCCGGGTCATGGGCCGCTACGGAGCTAATGGACGCAAAAGCTCACCTGAAAATGGCTGAGTTCACAAGGTCATGGCTGAATCTTATTACTCCAGTGAAAACCCTCCATTCCACGTACAAGGTTGGCTCAGTGGTGACGGGCAGGCTAAGCAGTTCAGACCCAAACATGCAACAGGTTACATACGCTCTCAAGCCTGTGTTCATTCCACGGCCCGGTTACTACATGGTGAACCTTGACTACTCTCAGCTTGAGCTACGAATCGCGGCGCACATTGCGAACTGCCGCCCCATGATTGAAGCTTTCCAATCAGGGGCAGACCTGCACAGCACATTCGCTGCCGAAATCGCAGGGGTACCCCTCGATAAAGTCACGAAAGCACAGCGCCAGCAAGCAAAGGCCGCGAACTTCGGCCTTATCTACGGCATGAGCGCTGAGGGCTTCCGCGAGTACGCAGAAAATTCATACGGTGTCATTATGACCGTGGATGAAGCCGTTGAACTGCGCAAGCATTACTTCCAGATGTGGTACGGGCTGGAAGACTGGCACAACTCGGCGAAGAACAAAGTGCGCCGCGATTACATGGCGGTTAGCCCTATTGGGCGCGTGCGTCACCTTGAACGAGCAATGACTAGCTGGAACCACAGCGACCGCTCCAAGGGTGAGCGTAGCTCACTGAACGCACCCGTGCAGGGCTTCGGTAGTGACCTCATGCAAGCATCATGCGCACTCATGACGGGGAACATCCAAGGCTGGGAGCGTATGCAGATAGCCGACATCCACATTGTCGCTACCGTGCATGACTCGGTGGTTCTTGAGGTTCCAAAAGACCGCTGGCAGGAATGCGTGAAGGCTTGTCAGTACGTGATGGAGAAGGGGGTACTTGAATATTTCAAGAAGCACTTCGGTCTTGAACTCAAGGTACCTCTCAAGGCAGATGCGGAGGTGGGTACCCGCTACTCATTTGCAGACATTGGCTAATACATGTAGAATGTAATTACAAAATCATCAAAAACATCAGAAAGGCACGGCACCCTATGGCACGCCCTAAGAAAACCCCCACCGTTGCGGTGACATTCCGCATCAGTGAGACCGACCTAGAGAACCTGAACAAGATGGCAGAGAAGAACGGGGTACCGGAAATGCGGCCCGGTGCACTTGCACGGCACTACCTGACTCGAGTCAGCGCCGGTGAACTGCCGTTCCCGCTACGCTCTGTAGACTCGCAAGACACCAACCGCAAGTAACCTACCGCACACACTAAACACACTGATAGAGAGATAAAATTTATGGGCGTGATGGAATTTGCGAAAGACGCTCTAGCGCGCGGAATTACCCCTATCCCTATCCCAAAGGGTAAGAAAGCACCGGCCCTGCCAGCATGGACAACCGTAAGGTACCTCGAACAGGGCGGGAAAGAGGATATTGAAGCCCTGTTTGAGGGTGATGAAAACGTGGGGGTTCTCTTGGGAGAACCCTCACAGGGCCTTATTGATGTGGACGTGGATAACGACCTCACCCGAAAATTGGCCCAGGTCATGCTACCAGACCCATTCGCCGTATCGGGGCGAACTGACTGTGAAGAAGGCACTCACTACTGGTACCGGGCTACCCCAGGTACCTTACCGACCCGTACCGTGCAGTACGCGGCACTGGATGGGGGAGTAAGTATTGAGTTGCGCTCTACCGGGGCGCAGACAGTGGTACCTCCGTCAGTCCACCCTTCGGGGGCTTCTTACACGTGGAAAACGGAGCCGTGGGGCGGCGCTAACGGTATACCCGTCATCGACGGCAGGGCGCTACGCCACCGCGTAGCCTACATTGCACTGGTATCCGCTCTGCTGGAAGTCTTTCAGGAGTACGACTCACGGAACACGTTCTACCTGAGGCTATCCGGCTCCCTGCTTTCACCCTCCCTAGAAAGGACAGAGGGCGTATGCCAGTGGTGGGATGGCGGCGACGGCGGCTCACCTCTGGAACGTCTGGTGCATGACCTCACCCTACTGACTCAGGATGAAGACGGCGGGGACGCGCGCGTAGCCCAGTGCGTGGACGCTACCCGAAAAACCCTGTTGCAAGGGCGCAACCCCGCGGGGCTGAACTCGCTTGTTGCAGAGGCGGGCGGCACCGAAGAGAAAATAGTTAAAAAATGCCGTATCCTCTCCCGCCTTATGGTGGATGTGGCTTCGACCGGCCTAGAAGCTCAGGGCAAAGACACCTCGATATTGGATGGGTTCGTATCGCACACCAAAGACACAGCCCCCACCACATCGGAAAACGCTACTCAGGACGAGGAAGAAGCCAGCACTGAGGAAGAATCTAATTTCGGCCAGTGGGCGGCGGTAGACCTACTACCCTACATTTCGGGAACCGTCGAAATACCAGAGCCTACCATCATGCGCCGCGAAGACGGGCACGGACTCATGTACCCCGGCGTACTCAATTACCTGTTTGGGCGGTCAGAATCCGCTAAATCCTGGGTGGCTATGGCAGCGTGCGCACAGGAAGCCGCTGAGGGTAGCCGGGTCATGTACCTAGACTTTGAGGATTCTCCGGTCACCTTCGTTGCACGCTTTAGGGCGTTAGGCCTCAGCGATACCCAAATGACTACCGCGCTAAGCTATGTACACCCGGAGATGCCTCTAGCGGCCATGCAGAAAAGCGAGCGCGGGAACGGCCCCACAGCCGCTGGTAAAGCGTCAGAGGCCGCGTTCGCCAAAGCCCTCAAGGAAATAGACCCGGCCCTTATCGTGGTAGACGGTATGACCCGCCTCTTTGGTCTGCACGGGTTGAATATCAATGATGCGGTAAGCACGGACGTTATTACTACCTGGCTGACCTCACTCACGCGCGGCGGGCGCACCACTGTGTTAGTTATCGACCACACGTCTAAAAACTCAGGTGAGGGCGCGGGGCCTATAGGGTCACAGCACAAAATCGCAATGGTTCAGGGCACCGCGCTACGCGCGGAAGCCATCCAGCAACCCATGCCCGGTAAATTGGGCCGCGTGAACCTAGTGGTGGCGAAAGACCGGCCCGGTAAAGTCCGTGAGTTCAGCTCCCAGAATCAGGGCGAGCAGATAGCCGCAGAGGTAGTTATCGACTCAAGGACGGAGGGCGTGACTGATATTCAATTCATCGAGCCGTCCCCTTCCGTATATTCGGTGGAGTTTTCAGAGAAGCACGTGAAAGCCTATAAAGAGGTTGCAGAGATGAACACCCTAACCGAAGAAATTCTGACGATAGCTTTTGAAGGCGACATCGAAAAGGTGCTCACTCGCAAGGAGATACAGGAAAGGCTAGACATTTCAGAGAAGCAAGCACAGAAAGTGCTCAAGCACCTGAAAGAATCCGGCCACCTTATCACCGTCGGCACCGGGCGCGAGACTAGCTACGCACTGAACACAGCACTAGAGGGAGATGAACAAGAGCTATGAAATTCACACCATACGGGCCTAAACGATTTACCCACCAGCTCCAAGGACTAGCGCGCCTAGTGAAGCAGAAAGGCCGGGGCGCGCTACTCTTCGACCCAGGCACGGGTAAGACCGCTACCGTGATTGACTACATCTCCCTGCTGGCACAGCACGGCGGGCAAGAGGTTACCAAAGTCCTAGTACTCTGTCCGCTAGTGGCGCGCGATACCTGGATTCACCAGCTGGGAGACTATTTACCAACTTCGGTGGACTACTGGGCCGAAATTATCGGCGGCTCAGGTGTTGAGAAAATCGACGCGATAGCATCACGCGGCGGGCGGCCCTACCAAAAGCTGGCAGACGGTAAAGCACGGCTCCGCCCTACTCGGCGGCAATGCGACACCGCGCTACAGATTCACCGGGCTATTGACCTAGTGACACGGCCAGAATACCCGCGCGAGCGCCTGGAAGAGTTAGGCATAGCGGCGTTTAGCTCACCCAATCCGAAAGTACAGCTGCTGGTGCTGAACTACGATTCGTTCTCTTCACGCCGCGCTATCCGGCACCGCCGGGCGGATGAATGGATGGCAGACGCGGTACAAAGGTACGAGCCAGACCTTGTGATATGCGACGAAAGCCACAAGCTCAAGTCTCCGTCATCCAACACCAGCCGCGCGGTAGCACGGGCGGTAAAGTTCACCCCTCGGCGTATCCTACTTACGGGTACAGTCATGCCACATTCTCCAATGGACGTTTACGGCCAGTGGCGCGTGCTTGACCCCTGGGAGTTCGGGCGCGTGAACGACTTTGGAGTTCGCAAGCCCGCCACATGGACGGGATTCATGCAGAGGTACGCGAAGCTAGGCGGGTTCCAGGGTAAGGAGATTATCGGCTTCCAGCGACTGGATGAGCTAACGCAGAAAATGGAGAAGCTGGCAATGGTGGTGAAGAAGGAAGACGCGTTAGACCTACCCAAAACAACCGATACCGTTGTACCTGTCACCATGACCGCGAAAGAGTGGAAGGTGTACGACGATATGCGGCAGAACCTAGTGGCAAAGCTGGAAGGGGATGCGTTCGCATCTGCTGAGCTTCGCATTATTCAGATGCTACGGTTGCGGCAAATCACCTCAGGGTTTATCAAAGATGAGGAAGGGAACCACCACAAGGTAGGTTCCTCAAAAATTGACGCGATAAAATCGCTGGTGCATGACACCCTAGAAGCTGAGCGCCGTATCGTCATATTCGCAGAATTTCGGTGGGAGGTTGCCGCAATTACGGAGGCACTAGCCCAGAAGGGTACGCAGGTCTGGCCGGTCACCGGCGACACACCACCGGCCCAGCGCGTAGACATCCGCAAGAAATTCGGTGATACCGGGCCGGGGAGCGTAGACCGCATGGTTATTGTGGCTCAAATCAAAACCCTTTCGGTGGCCGTGAATGAGCTGGTATCAGCCTCTCACGCCATTTTCACCACACCGACACAGCAACGAGACGACTATATCCAGGCCCGTGACCGCCTGAACCGTGTAGGTCAGATGCGCCCCGTCACGTACTGGCACATGCAGGTACCCGGTAGTATCGATGAACTGGTAATGCACCGCTTGGACTCACGTACTGAGCTTGAAAGCACCCTGCTCAACCACATCTATAAAAAGTGACGAGTAACACGCAATAAATGTAGTTGTTAATTACAAAATACCTGTAAAAAGGTGTATACTGTAATTACAACAAAAACAATAACTACAAAAACAACAAAACAACTAAGATTTAGCAGTTTTAGTAACAGCCAAAGCCTAGCCTAAGCCTACGAATAGCCCAAGAAAAGAGATAGAAAAATGAGCAAGAAGACTCGCAACAACATCATTGACTTTGTATCACTAGCACTGGTATGGGTGTTTGCAATAATCGCCGGGGCTATCCTGTTCCCTCACGTTCCGAACGTGGCAGGGCTGGCACCCCTACTCGGAGCACTGGTACTGTTCGCCCTACCTGTAGGTCAGGTAATCGCACTACCGAATAAATCAGACCAGCAGGGCACCGCCCGCCGCGTGCAGGTACAGCAAGGTGACTTCGAGCTGGTAGCCTAGTTCAATGCTTGATTTAGAATGCTACACGTGCGGCGGGGCGCACTGGGACTGTGAATGTCCCGTCATCACCCGAATGAAAACCTCAGAAATTGATTTGATGATGGCAGTGTATTATGAGCAAAATTAGCTTCTCGAAAGCAGACACACATAGGGCCTGTCCCCAAAAGTACGGTTATCGCTACATTGAGGGTCTGGTACCGGATGATGTGAACGTTGCAGAGTGTGAACGTATTTTCGGCCTGTTCTGGCACGCACTCATGGCCGCTGACTCCATCGAGCGGGGCGTGTCGGCCAAGACACTAAAACTTGCCCCTACCGCGTTGCAGACACTCGGAGACGGTATGTATGAGATACCGACCGGGGAGGCAAACGACACCGGCGAGTACGTGTACTACACTAACCTAGTTGAGCGCGTTGCAGAGGCGGCGGACGCATACACTCGCACCCTCTCAGAGGAACACGCGGCTGAGTTCGTGAGCAGGTTAGGCGGTTCACTCAGCGAGCGCATCAAGTACACCTACAACAGGTGGCAGGAAATGTACGCAGAGGTGCACGAGGCAGAGCACCCTATCGCGGTAGAAATGCCAGTGAGCCGCGCGGTACCCATCAAAGAACCGCTAGAGTTCCGTGGCTACATAGATGAGGTCTACCTAGACACGGTGCGGGATGTAGTGTGCGTGCGAGACCACAAGACACATAAGAGCCTGTCTCAGGTATCTACGATTGATACGTTCTTTGAGTCACAGCTACACCTCTATGCATGGGCCGCCGCGCCACAGCTCCACGAATGGGGTTACTCTGACCCTGCAATGATTCAGTACGCACGGGTGCGCATGACGGCACCAAAAGAGCCAAAAATCACGCTCACGGGCACGCTGTCTAAATCAGTCTCAGACTATGACCTGCACACCTACCTTTCGTGGGTGGGTGAGGGTGTACCATTCGAGGGCCGTAAAAAGGACGGCTCAGGCGCAGGTGTCTACACCGCAGAACCCCCCGTTATTGAGCGCCTAGAGTCACCTGCTGAGCGTGAAAAGTGGTTCATGCGGGCTACAGTGCCAGTCTCACGCGCTACGGTGATTGAGCACCTACGCGGGCTGAAATACACGAATGAGGATATTGGGCGCACTGAACAGCGCTGGCCGGATGGCCACAGCGTAGGGCGTAACTTCTCCCGTGCGTGCCAGTGGTGCCCCTTCGCTGAGCTGTGCAAGACCAGCCTTACGGGCGGGTCTGTAGGTGAGTTTGACTACCACCTGTACGGCCTCAAGGTGAAAAACACCACAACAAAATAGATGTAATTTATATAGATAAGTAATTACTTTATGGTATAGTAATTACATAAGGATTTAGTAGAAAGGATGGGCAAATGTCCCTGAACATTACCGGCCTCAAGCCGGTGAATACGTCCAAGTCACGCATGAAGGTTCTGATTTACGGTGAGCCTGGCTCAGGTAAAACCCGCCTGGCATCCACTATCGCAGACCAGGGCTCAAAGACCCTGTTCCTGGATTTTGTGGGCGAGCATGGCACCGCATCCTTCGCGGGTGCACCTTACCACGAGAATATCGACGTGTACCAGGTGGATACTGTAGAAGCCCTGGATAAGGTCTACTACTTTCTGAAAGCAGGAAAGCACGATTACGACGCTTTGGTAGTGGACTCGCTCACGGCAATGCAGAACTATGCTGAGAGGTTCGCGCAAGGCTTTCAAGAGACCTCAATCAAGGAAATCTCACGTGGCACTCAGTCACAAAGCTCTTTCCAGGTATGGGGCAAGTCGAACATGGTTATGACTGAGGTAGCTAAGTTCTTCTCAGACCTGGCAAGTCCTACGAGTGTCCGCCCTATCGACGTGGTATTTATTGCACACGCCACGGCCAAGAACAATGACATTTCCGGTGAAGTTGAGCGCACTATCGCGGTACAGTCAGGTGCACGTGCAGGTATCTTAGCGGCTATGGATTTTGTGCTCTTCACTGAGGTTATTCCGAATATGGAGGGAGACCCAGAAGTAGACCCGTCACAGCACATTGTGCGGTTCGGTGCTCACCCTGGGTATGTCACAAAAGCTCGGGTACCTCAAGACAAGCTCGGCAAGGTACCCCCAATTCTAGGGCTGAAAAGCCCACTGTCACTTACGAAACTGGGAGGGGCGCTAGGTATTATCTCAAAAGCTAATACCGCTAAGAACACTAAGAAGTAGAAGAAAAGCAATAGCAAAAGCATAAATTTACAAAGTAAATTCCACACTAAATTATCTGAATAGGAAGTATTTAATCATGGCAAAGCACATCCTGGATTTTTCAAATTACGCAGAACAGCAGACCTCGGAGGGTATCCAGGCGGGTAAGTACCTTGCACGTATCACTAAGGCCGTGGACTCTGAGTCCAAGAACGGTAACACCTACATCCTGCTGAATATGCAGGTTATCGGCGGCCCTAAGGAGCACGTAGAAAGCAAGTCAGTTCTGGTAGACCGCTTGACTCTCTCAGATAACGCGCTGTTCCGTATGGCTAATTTCCTTCCGTCTATCGGTATTCCGGTAGATAAGAAGGTTGCCTTTGACTCAAAGCAGTTTATCGGAAAGAAGGTTGTCGCTATTGTCGATATGGAGGAGTACCAGGGACAGCCCCGCCCGGCGGTGAAACGCTATGCGCCTATCTCGGCCTGGGAGGGTGAACTACCCTCCGCACCGGCTACCACCGCCGTAGCGAGTGACCTTGAGGAAGAAGCAGAGGAGGTGAGCACCGTTGCTGACTCGGGTACTGATAGCAATGCTGCCGAATCCGTTACGGCTGATGGCGCAGTTTCTACGGATGATTCTGTAGACGTAGAGAACGGCTCTATCGACGTAGACCTAGACGAACTGTAGTGAGCGGGCGCGGCGTAGCCAATGAAGCCGCGCTTGTGAAGCAAATCCAATCACGGATAAAGAAGGAGTTCCCCACTGCCTGGGTTGTGAAGGTGGTGGGGAACCCTTATCAGGTATCGGGTATCCCCGATTTACTGGTACTGCACGAAGGCCGCTTATACGCCTTCGAAGTGAAGCACCAGAAAATACGTGAGTCGGAAGAGCACGCACGGGCGCGAGCGAGCGCTATACAGTTACGTACTCTAGAGAAGATACGTAAAGCGGGCGGCGTGGCCGCTGTTGTCATCTCTTCGGAGGAAGTGCTAAAATATATGGAGGAGTAGGAGAAATTCGTTAGGCTTTCATCTATCTATCTCTTTTGAAGTGTGTTAGGCGAGACCCCCACCGCAAGGTTGGGGGTTTTGTCTTGCATATCACCAATTTTATGTACGAAATATATGTAATTAGTAATTACAATGTGGTATACTGATTACATAAGCACAAAAGCTTATAACACAACGAAGGAGAAAGCTATGAGCGAGACCCATAGCATCCCGTTAGGTGTAGAGGTTATCTCAACACCGCTAGACGGGTTCTATATCACGAGAGATGCACTGCACTGGCGGGCCGACGAATCAGACCTACACCGGCGCGAAACACTGGTAACCCTGGGGTGCACCCCGGTAGGTTCCTTGGACTATCGGTGCACAGAGTGCCCTAAGCAACTGCACAAGACAATGACTGATAAGAAGGCTCCCATTGGCGGGTGCGTACACACTCACGCTGTTCACCGCTGGCTGGAAGCACGCGGTAGGGTTACTGAGGCAACCACCGGCTACGCCCCTATCGAAAATGAAGTTATTATCGGGGCTACCCCTATCAACCGTCACCACTACATCTAAGGAGAAAGAAAGATATGACTAACGCAAAGACCCCGCGCACCGCGGCTAAACTACACACCGAAAAGGTTCACATGTTCATGCGCCGCCTTATCGTGGACGTGGTACTAGAGCAGGGCGCGAAAATGCCAGCGCGAGCGCATGACGATGATGCGGGCGCAGACCTCACGGCCCTGTTCCCCGGTACTACTCAGGCAATGGTTATCGCGCCAGGGGGCCGCGCACTGGTACCGACCGGCGTAAGGGTGCGCATTCCCAGCGGTTATGTAGGGTACGTGTGCCCCCGCTCGGGGCTTGCCAACGCTCAGGGAGTGACGGTACTCAACGCGCCTGGCATTATCGACGCGGGCTATACCGGTGAAATCATGGTGAACCTGGTGAACCAAGGCGACACCGAATTTACGGTGACTGACGGTATGCGCATTGCTCAGCTGGTGGTTGCGCCCATCGCACAACCGGTCTTCCATTCGGTGGACACGCTGGCACAGACCCCGCGCGGCACCTACGGACATGGGAGCACGGGCGTATGATTATCTACATGTACGGGAATTTTGTAGCCTACAGTGCGTGTGTACGCCGGGTACTCATGAGGCTGTGGGAGGCGGTCTTTATCACTCTTGCACACCGGCTGTTGCAGGTGTAGACTAGAGCTATCTCCCAGACTCGCCGGGGGCCTCGCCACACCGTTCAGCCATCAGAGAGGCCCCCACGCGATTCAGGTTATGGAATACGTGACGGAAAACCCCCAGTGTTGGGGGTTTTTTCGTACCCCCGATTTGCGGGTGACCGCCAATCCTGTATACTTTTGGAGGAGCCAAGAGTTAGCTCTCCCGCTTCTATTCAATCACTAGCCCTACGAAGGTAGGGAGAACAGTGGCGTAGATACTTGGTCAAAAAAAAAAATAGGGAAAGCTACTCTAGTCCATTCCTTTCAAAAAGGCAGACACAGCGAGAACCGCCCCCACCGGGGCGGTTTTTGTATGCCCTAAATCACACTAAAAACAGCATTTTTAATTACAAAATCGTCAGTAAATGGTGTAGACTGTAAATGTACCCAAAAAGGTACACAATACATTACAAAACACACTATGAAAAGGTGGTAAAGATGATTAAGGACGCATACCTCACCATTACCGCAAGCTTTGGCATGGAGCCTAAGCTCATTGACATGTACGTATCAGATGTGGACGGTAAGAGGCACCCTACCTACTTTCTGAATGACGACGTTGTACACGCTGACGACGTGTTTAGCGAAGTTATGCGTATCCTGAACCGCTACCCGGTAGAAATACCTGACTATTCCCCTATCAGCAATACCTCAGAACTGCTGTTCGCAGTTTCTAAATTTATCGCCCTGTTCCCTGTAGAAATCACTGACGTAATCGGGGACATGGATGTAAAGCCCTCAATCAGTCGCATGAACGTTGTGAATTATCGGTGGAATAAGTGGGAAAAGCTTCCAATGCGTGAAGGTAATACACCCGTAGACGGCGACGTATGGGGAATTACTTGCGAGCTTAAGGAGATTCAATAATGACTGGGAACATCTATCTGGCGGTTCGCTTTGTGGGGTACCCCATGAAGATACTAGAGAGTATCTATGCATCTAACGAGTTCGGGGAACCCTTGAGCGATTGGACGATAGCAAGTTACCCTAACAATAATTCAGTGACCGGATGGGAGCTTTCAGATATGCTAGAAGAAATGACAGAACGTATTAATATTATGCGCTCTCACCGGGATAACGTACCCTGGGACTTGCTGAATGGTCGCTTGGTACGCGGTGTTACCGAACTGATGACAGTGCCTGGGTATAGGTTAGTTAATGCAGGTGACGGTGTAGAGTTTAGGCACGTAGACCACACCGCAGGGTTTACGCCCGTGCAGAGTGTGGGCGGGGACATTGGCCGCCTTACCGTAGTAGCACCACTAGTCTAGGAGGTTCACAATGACGCGAGAACCCGTGATGTTCAGTGAGGTTGTCCGCGCAGTGAAGGCGGGCCACGAAATACCCTACTCGGAGGACTGCACACACGTCACCAAAGACCGGCTGGAAAGCTCAGGTGAACAGATGTACCGGCTTTCCCAGACGGTAGGGCGGTTCACGAAATACGAAGTGCAGGGCGGTCTAGTTGGGGAAGACTGTGAGCTAATGCTCAGCGACCAGCTGCTAGAAATCGGCGAGGAAGCAGAGCTACACGGCACTACTGAGGTATACGACCAGTCCGGAGTTGTGGGTGAGAGCATCATCACCGATTCGCTGATAAAGGGCAGTTCCTACGTCAATGATGCGGTGGTGACGCGGGCGACCGTAGACCAGAGTGTTATCAGTGCTGGGAGCGCCGTACATGATGTATTCCTCAAGAACGTGAAGGTAGGCCAACACGTTACAATCCATGGGAATGCGAGCGCTACCCCCCTGGCCTTGGAGAATGTAGACATACCCGGCTTTGTGGTGATTGACCGCCCCGGTCAGGTGCACCAGCTTCCACACCCTCAGCGCGGTTACCTGAATTGGGTAGCTATCGACACGCGCGGCGAGAAGGTGCTGGGAGGGCAGTTCTTCATCCCTATTCGCGGGGTTGAGGAAATCTGCGAGTACCTGGAAAAGTATAGCCATCACTCACTGAGCGACAAGCAGGTTCAGGAGAACATCGACTTTGTGCACAGCCTCACTCTCCCAGAAAAGCCGTAATATAAATCACAGTGTACCATGTTGTTTACAAAGTAAACAGTATGGTACACTGTATGTATAAGGCAAAAAGCCTTATAACACACCAAATCATTAGGAGATAGAAAATGTTGAAGGCAGTAGGTTCCGTAGAGGTAAGCCTCGATAAGGTCATTACCGGCGTACATGTCACGGGAGTTCATTACGATTCGGTATTTCAGACTGACTTTACCGCCCGCAAGGTTCTGTTCCCTGAGGGGTACAGCGCCCTTGACGCTTTGGATAACCCCGAAGAGTCAGAGAAGACCATCCGTGAAGGTATCTTACGGTACCTGGAGGAGCATGTGAAGGGTAAGACCTTCCAAGCTTCCTACGGGGGCATCTACCAGGTAAAGGGTTTTAAGGTTGATAAGTTCGGGCTGTTGGAAGATGGCTCAGCCTTTATAGTCTACCTGGAAGAGATTCTTAGCGAGAGCTAATCACAGAGGATTCACTCAACAACCGGGGCGGGTAAACCGCCCGCCCCGCAACACACCACGAAAAGAGATACATAGAATGACTCCGAAAGACGCCGCCGCGTTCACCTGGTGGCTGGTAATTACGATTCTTGCCGTTGCAGGTGCTACAGCAACCATACTGATGCTGTTCTCGGTAAACAACATCCTGGAACAGGCTCTATGGTTAGCGAGTACATTCGGGTGTTGCGCACTGGTGGGGCACGGGTTCACTACTGTTCTGGATATTTGGGAGAAAGGCGAATAAATGCTTATCAAAATGGGTAAAGCCACCAAGGACGTTCTCAAGGAGGGTATCACCCTCTATCAGGCGGCCAACAAAGTACAGACCAAGACACCCGCGCTACTTGGGCTGCTTTCGGAGCACTCGGCACCTGTACGGGTATGGTACGCATTCGACAAGGGTAGCCTGGTGTTCGCTAAGACTGACATTATGGCATTCATCAAAATTGCCAGGGGCTTCTATCTCGCACCGGAGGAGGTAGAGGGCGCTAAGAAGTGGTTGGATTATGTAGCCCAGAGTACAGCCCTAGTGCCAGAATTTCATGAGGTCTACTCGGAGAACATGGGACATGTGGACTGCACGTTTAGCTACGACGACGCGGTGTTTTGGGCCTCTATACCAGGAAATGATGTTCTGGAAAATATACTCAAATATTCGGAGATTACGGGGGGCGACCAGCTAAGCTTGCTGAACCAGGTGAAGGCCCTGCACCAGGTAGCCGCAGAGTTCTATATGTCCGAAAAACTTACCCCCTTCGACGCACAGTGTACGAGCCTAACTGACATGGCAGAGCGCCGGGCCGGGGGTATCTACTTAGCCGACCCTCAGAGGGACTACCTAGCGCACCAGGTTACGGAGCTGGGCGGGAACCTGACTCTGCTGACCGCCATTATCACGGGAGACACCGCACGCTTGCGTGAGTTCGTAGCAGGCTCCATAGCTGTAGGTAAGCCCCGCGAATTTGAGCTTGCAAAGCAAATCTTAGAGGAAGAGCTGCCCAGCATCCCCCGCTATCAGGTATCCCGACTGTGGGATGGTGATTACGGGTTCTCAAACCCGCTCTGGATTTACATCAAGGCGGTAGAAAATATGGCAGAACTTGTGATGCGTTTCACCTAAAATAAATGTACAAAGTACATTACCATCTGCTATACTGAATACATAACCAAAAAGGTTATACAAAGAAATAAACACCGCACATAATCACCGATAGCGGTAGCCCGGCTGGAAGGCAGGTATCAGAGTTCGACTCTCTGACCGGGCACGGCCCGAAAGGGTTACACACACTCAAGAGAAAGAGATAGGGAAATGCTAGACCTACTACGTACAGGAATTGCACTCATTATCTGTGGGATTTGCCTCTACACCCTGGCAAATGCTCAGGCCAGCACCCCCGGCGCTATCGTCTTCGGGGCCTGGATACTAGCAGCTATCAGCGGGGCATGGGCGGTCATTGAGATAGCCCGCTGGGGAACGGGTGGTTAGGGTGAGAAAGCGAATCCTACCCCTAGTGATGATGGCGGTCATATGGGTCGCCCTCTTCGGGGCGACGGCATGGGCCTACATGCGCGAGACCTTCGTAGTAGAGGCTGAGACACACGGGGGAATGGTTCTAGTAGCCGGTCTGATACTTAGTATCCCAGCCCTACAGCTGGTAGCAGACAGAAAACACAAATAGCTGAATAAGTATCCCAGCCAGGCGGTTTACGGGGGTTCGAGTCCCCCGCTGGGAGCGAGCACCGAACAGGTGCACAACGAAAGACCAAGTACAAAGGAGGGTGCCACAATGGCTACCATTTCGGAGAATGTGCAAATCTCGCCGCTTACCAAGAAGGTAGTGGAGCTGGCAGAGAAAGCAACCGGCCAGCCCATCACAATATCGGAAATCCCGAATACCCTAGAAGAAATCGGGGTATACAGCGCAGCACTGGGAGATACAGAAATTGCACGCGGAACCATGAAGTGGGAGAAGGGCGGAGCCAATAATGACGGTTGGGTGCCAATCCTACGGTATAAGCACCCTGAGGATGCTCCAGAGGACGGGCTAAGCAGGGTTGCTATGCGAGTACACGGGAATCGGTACCCGCTCCACACCGGCGCACTGGAAGAGCTAGACACCATGCTTTCGGAGAACCTGACCTACACCTACCACGATTAAGGAGACAGAGAAATGAAAGCCCTGAAATTCGCACCACCGGCCTACGAGATACTCGAAGAACGCAAGACGCTGTACACAAAAACCGTGGGCGACGGTAAGCGTATAGACATAGTAGCGTGGCCCTTGAATCCCACTGATGGAACAACTTTCCCAGACGATATAGAGATGGCATTTGAGTCCGTTATCTGGAATGAGACTGACTTAGACGAGGAGGGTATTACCGACCAGGTAATGCGTGACTGGATGAAAAGCCAAACCTTTGGTGGTTTGGAACATCCCGCAATGGAAGCCATTCGGTATGACTTTCTACAGAATTTCTCAGGGATACGAGGAGATGAGCGCACGGCCTACATTTGCCCGATTATCTCGCACGGCGGTGTTGGCTACGAGCGCGGGTACGTGGTGGCGTGGGAAGAGTCTGACGCGCTAGAAGTTGCTGAATACCTGGCCGGTGGACGTGTGGAAATCCTATGCGGTCTGGTGGACACCAAGGAACAGCAAGCCATAGATTCGGTATGGCTAGGAGAGCTTAGCTACTCGGACGTTACGTGCGATACCGACCAGTACCGGCGAATAATGGAGGGCGAAAATACTATGCTTGCACTAGAAACGTTGGAGGGAATCGAGCCGCCCGCCTGCGAAGACCCAGAGTATCCGGGCGCAGAATCCCTAGCAACCTTCACAAAGATGAAATGATTCGGTAGCCCGGCCATAAGGGGCACGGGAAATACATAACACTATCAGAAAGGTGAGTAGTCGAATGATGCACATTCTGAAACTTTTGAAATGCCTAGCTTATGTGTTCGCCACAGCTGTTGTGGCTATGGTACTAGCCCTCTTCTACTGGATGATACCGGTAGCTATATTGGACTTGGCAAGCCAGAAACCCGCTCTAGTGGTTTTCTACCAGGTCACGGGCATTGTAGCCGCCGTGACCGTACTACCGACGCTAGGCTTCTTCGCACTGAACAGCTATGAAACTGAAATTACCAAGCTGGATTAGTACCAGCAGCCTGGCCCTGGCGGGCATGGCGGGTGTTTGAGTCACCCGGCGGGCACGGTGCCAACCCCGGCACTTACATCACTAAACCTTAGGAGTTATGTAAATGGACCCCCGTAACGAAGACTACTACGCTGAAACACCCTCTGAGAAGGAGCGGCGTATGCTTGCAGAGCAGAAACAGGCAATGAAAGAGGCGTTCAAAGAAGCCCTTGAAGAAGCTGGAATTTCCAGCGCCACTAGCCTACTGGAACACCACAATATCACCACCAGCTACGAATACCTACTTAAGCGTATCGGGTTCTAGTAATACAGAACTGTCGAAAGGAAGCGAGATGCTGACGAATTTAGAACTTATGCCGTGGGTGCAGAAAGGCGACCCGGCGTTTTACAATCGCAAGCTGTCCGCCCTGGACTGGGGAATACCTGGGAGTTCCTACAGGATTAACGTACCTACCAATTCGGAGAACATGAAGACGGTGCGCCTATCCAAATATGACATCCGCGTATTGCGAGCTATTGGGAACGCGCTTGTCGGCAAGAAATGGAGGCTGAGGAAAGTACGCCGGGTAACTGGGGGGTACTCGGTGCGGGTACGCGGGCCGCACCGGGTACTTGCTGACCTGTTGAGGGTAGGTGACGATAGGGCGGGGGTAATAGCCGCGGAAATCAAAGCGTCGCTAGGTATCGAGTTCCACTGCTACGCGCCAGACGGCACACAGTGGCTGGCATAGGCACAAATCATACCCACTAAATTGACAAAGTACATACCAAAAGTGTAGACTGAATACATACCTAAAATACTAAGGAGACAAAATGTTAGGGACTGACTTAGAAGAACCGAAATTACCGACCTTCTACACCAAAATAGCGGTAAACACGGAACTGGGCCGCGCTAAGCAGCAGAACCTAGCGGCAATGCCGTTACCAGTAGCCTATGTGAAGGCTGGGGAGGGTCGGCGAATGCCTATCTACTCCCAGGCTCAGGTAGACCGCTTGCAGAAAATCTACGGAGATAAGCCAAGGAAATACGCACCACGCAAGAAAAAGAACCAGAACACCAACACCAACGGAGAATAGACATGACCGACGAGAAGAAGCCCCTGAAAATCTACAAGACCTACTACGCCAACCCGAACTACGACCCCGTGCAACACGGCCCGGCAGTCAAAGCATCGAACGGAGCGCCACGGTTCGGCACAAAATACCCCCTGCTGTACGCGGCACCTGAGATTTACCCGCCGTGGGCACTGGTGAAAGACCCCGCACCGTGGACTGAGACCATCCCCAAATATCAGTCAGTTCTTGACACGCGCGGCGTAGAGGCAATCCGCAAAGAACTTGAGGACATTGCCGCCAGTGCAGGTGTCGATAAGCTCACAATTATGTGCTTCGAGAAAGACCCCGGCGACTGCCACCGTACCGCCTTTGCAGACTGGTGGGAGAAGCAGACCGGGGAGGTCATCGAAGAGGTACCGCCAAAGACCCCCGTTCGCCGCGCGTCCACAGTTGCAGTACCGCGAAAAACTCTGTAGACTGTAATTACATTCTTGACAGCGATAGAGAGTACCCAGCTGTCAAGGATGTACCCGGTAGGTAGCATAGGCGGATACCCGCGAGTCAATGCACCTCACAAGCCTGTGAGGGGATGGCGGTGCAAACCCGCCCCACCGGTCAATATCAGAAGAGGCCCGCCACCCCGGCGGGCTTTTTCTATACCCACAAACTAAGGAGAACAAAAGTATGACCGTGACAGACTACAGCCTACTCCCCACCCGCGTACTCGGGGCAGTGGCGACAGAGACCGGGGCGGTGTACCAGCACCTAACCAAAACACACGGTGAGAAGGTACACGTGATTTTCACACCACAGCCACGGATAGGGGAAATGCTGAAAATCCTGGAAGAAATCCCCACCGCAAAGCTCGAAGCGGTCACCGTCATACCCGCCCCAGCAGACCTAGTACACTCGACCACTCTAGCCCAATGGCTATGGGGCGGCACACCCACAGACGCGGCACAAGCTATCAAGACCGCACAAATTGAAGACATGCGGGCGGATGGCTCCACTTACTGGGTGACACGGGCCGACTACATGGACGCTCAGGATGCACAAGAGCTATACGGCGAATGGACGGCACAGACCTTCGACGCACTAGAGGGAGCGCTCGGCGACCTACGTGCGGCAGGCAAGATTCACATCCATGGCGAAACACCCGCCCCTCTTGACGTAGCGTCACACCTCATCAAATCATCACAGACACCCACTATCGTAGTAGCCGCAGTACTCAACGACGCACGGCACAAACAAATCTGGGGCGAAAACACAGAACGCGTCACAACACGCCAATGGGTAGAGGCAATACAACAGGCCCCACACTCGGGGCTTATCCTGCACGCAGAGAGCGACCAGGTGCCACCAGAACACCGTGCCAAAGTAGCGGCGGCAGTAGAAGAGAGCAAAGCAATACGGGCAATACTCACCTGCACCAGCGCCGGGGAGGCCCCCACCGCCCGGCGACTGCACCAGGCACCACGAACAGACGCTAAGGGACTGGTACACAAGCTACCGCCGGAAGACTGGACACCCACAGGAAACGAAAAAATCGAAATACGGCACGCGGACGCAGACCAATCCGTAGCATTCCGCAAAGTCGTAATGCACAGGTACACACCGAAAAAAACGACAGGTGACCTCTTCGTTTTCGCAGACGACTACCTGATAGGAGTCATCAACTTCTATTACCAATTCGCGATACCCGGCGGCGACGCTACGCCCAAAGCATGGGAGTCCTGCCGTATCCACGTGAAATACACCTACGGGGCGTACACCACCAACGGCCTAAACCTCACAAAATTTGTCACGATACTCAGCTGTCTCAAGCCCCTAGCCGTCATGGCCTCCACCCCAAAATCACGAATCTACGTGAACCTGCACAAAGGGATACGCACCACAAACAGGACACGCCACCCAGAAGCAAAACAGATGCGGGGAGTGATGGAATTTGAACACAGGCACAAAGAAAAAGACGACACATTCAGGCTCAGCTACACCTACGACTGGGACACCGGAAAGTTCAAAGGAAAAACCCCACAAGAACTGTGGGTGAAGTACGTCACGCAGTGGGTATCAGCACAAAACACTCAAAATGAACAGCACACCAACACAAAGTCAAGTGGCCGCCGTCGCCGGGGCCGCAGGAAATAGACTAGACTAAGATAACGGGCGAACTAAGGAGAACACTAATCATGCCAAAAACCGCCAAAACACAAGGCACCTCAAATTCCGTCCACGTAGACGTAGCTAACGTGATGCACGGCACAATGCAAGTGCGACGCATCAATATTAAACACCTCAAAGAACAAGAGGTGAACGCGCAGAAAATGCCACAGCACCAATTCGACGCACTAGTACGAAACATCAAGAATGACGGCGAACTACAGTCGCTCCCACTCGTCCACCAACCAGACGGGCCAAACGGCGAAATCCGCATTATCTCGGGCCACCACAGGGTACGCGCCGCCTACAAAGCCGGACTCACCGAAGTGCCCTGCATCGTAGAAACAGCACCACTAACCACAGCACAAATACGAGCACGGCAACTCGCACACAACCAAATCCACGGAGAGTCCGACCCCAAACTACTAGCCCAACTACTCGACGAAATCGACGACGTAATAGAACTCACCAGCACCGGATTCACCGATACAGAACTAGAAGAACTCACCAACAACACCGTCCACAATGTGGACACACTCAGCACAGACCTTGGCGTTTTACCCACCCCTACACTAGACACGCTCATAGTGCAAGTGACACCAGACACCAAAAAAGCACTAGAAACCCTCCAAGAACAGGTGTTCCACGCCACAATTGACCCTCATGAAGCACTATCAAACAGCATCAAAACACTAAAAGACGCGGGATTATTGGACGGAAAACCGACCATAGCGCCTGTGACACAAGAGAGCTATGACGCGATAACTGCGACATTGCTAGAAATTTCAAAGCAAGTTCAGATAAAGAACTTCGGCACAGCACTAGCTTTATGCGCCGCCGCGGCAGTAGAAAAGTACGGGATAGACCTCACCAAAAACAGCGAAAACAGCGAAAACACAGGCGACACGGAGGAGACAAAATAATGAGCTGGCACCCAAGCGACACCCGCATGAAAGCCTACAAGGCCCAACTCGAAGAAGCCATACGAGACATCCGCGACCCCAAACACAACGGCGAAATCGGGCCTGCAAACGCGGACGACCTCAAGACCCTGCAAGAAGTACAGAAAATGCAGGAAACACTTGAAGAACATGTGAATCGGGCACTCGCAGAACGCAAAGGAATGCACCCCGCCGAAGCCTACCTCTACGTATGGGACAGGCTCCCCGGTGAGTCACCAGAAATGTTCGAAAGCTTCGTAAAGTACCGGGACACCGGCGGCTCCCGCTCCATCCAAGCAGTACACCGCGCCCTGCTAGAAAAATACAAAACAGCCAAGGAACGACAAGCCCAAGGCGAAGACGTGGTATTACCCTCAAAGCCACCAACACCCGCCACCCTAGCCAAATGGGCAAAGCTTTTCGCATGGGCAAAACGCGCCCAAGCATGGGACGCAGAAAGCGACCGTCTCACCCAAATATGGCACCTAGAAAAACGGCGCAACGCTATCAAGCGCCAAGCCGGGGCCGCCTCTCTCTTGATTGACAAAGCCATCAGGGCCGCCGCCAACCTTAAGCCCGAAGAACTCAAGCCCCAGCAAATCCCCACCTTCCTCAAAGTAGCCGCCGACATAGAACAAGCCATCTACGGAGTAGGACGCGCCGGGGGAGTCATCGACGCGAACATCACGGCGACCTCCCACACCACAGCCCACACTACGAACATCACCGCCGCCATGGACACCAGCGACCTCACACCACAAGAGGCCGCCCTACGGCTACGCCAACTACAGGCAGAAATAGCACAGCGGCTAGACAATGGAGACCCACTAGGCGCACAGTCGGCCCTCGACGTAAGCCACACCTCAGCCTCCACAGCGAGCGCCCTTCATGACAAACGCAAGATGGGAGACCCTAACTACCGTGCCCGCTAAACAAAAGAAAGCACCACTAACCGCCGCCACTATCGCCCGAAACACCATGCAACAGGGCACACAAAGCACACCCGGCGCATGGCACCCCACCGCCACCATGAGCGTTCAGCAACTGCAAGCCGAAGCCCACGCACTCATGCAGTACCTCCAGGAAGCGGACACACTACCCCCCTGCACCCGGCCCCGGTGCGCAGGATACCCGCATGACATCATCACCTGGCGACATGACCCAAAACTACACGCCGCCGAAACTCCCTTAGCCGAAATGAAACTGCTAGACCCCGATACCCGCGAGCGCCCGCACATCACCTACCTTTCGGAGCGCCTACACCAAGCCATCCTTGACGTAGAAAACGGGCAGAACAGGCACCTCACCATCTCCATGCCACCACGCTCAGGCAAAACATGGACCACCAGCCAGGGCTTTCCATCGTGGGTACTGCACAGGCACCCCGACTGGAAAATAGGGCTTGTGTCACATTCACCCGAACTAGCGACCAGCTGGGGCCGCGACATCCGCCGCCGAATAGAAGAACACGGCGAGAAAGCACCCCACGAACAACAGCTATTCCCCTTCGGAGTAGCACCAGACGCGGGGGCCGTCTCACACTGGGAAACCACCGAAGGCGGCTCAGTCACCGCAAAAAGCGCCCCAGGTCAGTCACTCACCGGGCGCGGGTTCAAAGTACTCATCGCAGATGATGTGGTGAAAGACTACGCCGCCGCCCACTCGGAGGACGCACGAAACGCACTCTGGGAATGGTGGCAACAGAACACACTAACCCGCCTCGAACCTCCCTATCTCTTAATCGTGGTGGGCACCCGCTGGCACGAGGACGACCTGATAGGCCGCATCAAGTCACCAGAAACCAACCCGCGAACCGACGAATGGGAACACATCATATTCCCAGCCTTCTCAACCGCCGCACCAGGTGAGACCGACGAGATAGGACGCAAACAAGGCGAACCCCTCACGTCCCCCTTAATGGAGCAGGTAGAAACAACCCACGCGGCAAACAAACGGTGGAGCGCCATCCGCGAGCGCGTCGGCTCTATGGCATGGGAGGCACAGTACATGCAGCGCCCGGCGGCAGACACGGGCGGCATTATCCCCATCGACAAGCTCAAGTTCTTCACCACCTCGGAGAGCGTCTACTCAAACCTCCCCACGTCCGAACGAGAGAAAGTGACACTACTCACACCCACCCAGTGGCAAGCCATCACCACACCCTCGCAAGGTATTTGGGTAGACTCATGGGACACCTCATTCAAGGGCGGCGAGAACAGCGACTACACAGCAGGCCAACGGTGGGTGAAGCACATGGGTACCGGCCACAGGTTCCTCATCGCGTCATTCCGCCGCCGCTGTACTTACATTGAGGCCCGCGACGCAATGAGGTTGTGGGCGGGACAACTACCACCCCTCGAAGCAACCGCAATAGAATCGGCCTTGTCCGTCACCACCCCCCACTACAGCGACCGCGTACTAACCCGGCTCATCGAAGAAACCGCCAACGGCCCCGCCCTCATCACCTCACTACAAAAAGAGGTAGAAGGCATCAAACCCGTAAACCCCAAAATGAGTAAGGAAGCACGCGCCCGCGTAGTCACCCCAGAAATGGAGGCCGGGCTAGTGTACCTGCCACACCCACAGGACCCCACACTTGGGGGCGACTGGGTCAATGAAATGCTCAAAGAATGGGTATCGTTCCCACACGCAAAGCATGACGATACGGTAGACGCAATGACACAGGCCCTGGCACACCTCAAGGATGCAGTGCCCGGCTCCATCCACTCACCGAACGAGACCGGCGCACGAATCCCACGCATGGCACCGTCAATGTACCGGCTACGCCGGTAGAATGGATGCATGGACAGCAACACCACAACCAACCTAGCCACAGCGGCGGGCCGTACCCTAGTCACCACACTAGCGGCGGCCCGCCTCACCCGTCTTGTCACAAAAGACACACTCGGCGGGTGGCTCATCCGCGAGCCAATCGCACGCGCCATGCAGAACTACGCACAGGCCGCCCTCACCAAACACCAGCGAGAAGGACGGCCCGGACACCCAACACAGCCCTGGTGGTGGAAATACGAAGTGGGCCTGCACTGCAAATGGTGCGTAGGGTTCTGGCTTGCCGCTGGCACACTCATCACTGAAAAAGCCACACGCAATAGGCCGTGCGCCCGCCCCCTAGTCGCCACCCTCGGGGGAGCACTAGCACTGAACTACGTCACCGCACACCTTGAGACCCTGAGCGAGAAACTAGAGGAGACCTCGAATGACTCAAACCAGTAAACCCGCCACCGCCAACCGGCTCAGCACCTACGCCGCCGTGCGCCTACCCACCGCTCCCAGCGTCACCCCAAAGCCCAGCCCCTTCGTAGCAAACACAACACCGCCCACCAAGCAAACCACCTGGGGGGAGTCACTGGTAGCGAGCGCCGCCACCATCCGCACAGCCTCACTCGGCACCGCATCATCGCGACACCTGAACGCACTCAAAAAAGCACAAGGCTCAGCAGTAGGAGCCGGGGGATGGCAAGAAGACGCATGGGGGTACTACAATCTCGTCGGCGAGTTGCGCTCGGTGCTCACCGGCCTAGCACACCAAGGCTCCGGGGCAATACTCCAAATCACCCACCAGGAAGACGACGAATCAGAGGCCACCGTCGTCGAAGACTCGGACGTGCTCGAAGCACTCACCGACCTAGCACCCACCCGCGCCACCATGACCGCGCTCATCGAACGCGCCCTACTGAACCTCTCAGTGGCGGGGGAGCTATGGCTCATGCGCACACCAGAACAAACCCTCCCAGACGGCACCGGCATCCCCGAAATGTGGCGCATATTCTCCATCTCGGAAATCTCACTCGACGGCTCCAAAGTCGTTATCTCAGAACTAGGCACACCCTCCGGGGAACAGCAGAAATGGGAACTGGATGAGGTTCAGTTAGTGCGCGTCTGGCGGCCACACCCCCGCTACTCGGAGCAAGCAACCAGCGCACTAGAGGGCGCACGCACCGTACTAGCCCAGATAGTCACACTCGACCAGTACACCAGCGCACAAGCAGAAAGCCGCCTAGCCGGGGCCGGTATCCTACTCACACCGCAGAGCGCAAGCACCGCGCTAGGTCAGCCCATCACCGCAACTCCATCCAGCGACCCGTACACCATCCCCGAACAGGTAAGTAGCGGGGCGGACGAGTTCACCCGTACTCTCGTTGATAACATGGTGGAGCCGATACGTGACCGCGCGAGCGCCGCCTCTGTGGTGCCGCTGGTACTCACTGTACCGGATGAGTCCATTGACAAGTTCAAGCACATGACGTTCCAGACACCGCTAGACGACACCGCCGCCAAAGTGCAGGAAGCCTCACTACGACGGCTGGCCCTAGCACTAGACTGCCCGCCAGAGTTCATGCTCGGCACCTCAGGCATGAACCACTGGGGCGCATGGCTCATGCAAGAAAACACCGTGCGCACGCACATCAGCGCGCCGCTGAACATCCTCTGCCAAGCCTTAACTGAGCAATACCTATGGGTATGGCTCACCGACCGGGGCATGAGCGAAGAGGAAGCACGCAAGTATGGGTTCCAAGCAGAAGTAGACCATCTCATTATTCGGACAAACCGTGAGTTGGACGCAAAGCACCTGTACAGCATGGGCATCATCGACGAAGAAGCACTACGCGAAGCCACCGGCTTCACCGAAGCAGACGCACCCGAAAACCCGCTCACACCGGTTGAAGAACTCACGCTACGCGCGCTCCAAGCCAAGCCTGAGCTGTGGGAGTCCCCAGGTGCAGAGGAACTACTCGCACGGCTCACCGAACTCATCGGGGACAAGACACCCACCCCCGCGTTGGTGAACGGAGTAACAGTAGGAGCGTCCACCGGCTCACGTACAGGCGGGGCGGCCTAATGACACCCAACACGCCCGCCCGCCCACTCTCCCAACCATTCGACGCATCCCACGTCGCCACCCTGCTCAACCTCCAAGAGCAGGGCGAACTGGAGCTAGAACGCGCCCTCACCCTGCTAGTGAACCAGTTCATCGAAGCAGTCACCACGGACGCGCTCCACACCATCCAGCACCCCACCCCCAACACCATCACAGCAGCGGCAACACCCACCGGGTGGGTACCGCTCCAAGAACGCCGCGTGAGCGACCCGTTCGCATACACCACCGTCATGCGACGCTGGCGCGAAGCCATCCAAACCCTATACACCGACCATCTGCCGACACTGGAGCGGTGGGAGGTAGACCCCGCCCACGTCGAGCAACTACTCACCGACTCGGGGCTACCGAACCATCTCTACAAGGACGTGCAGGTCATCCTAGACAACGCTGCCGCCGAAGCATGGACAGAGAACCAGACAAAGCGCGCCCTCTCCAAGCTGCTCATCCCCAAACAAAACGCCAGCAAGACCATCCCAGCCAGCCAACGCGAAACACGGGACGAGTACCGGGCACGCATCCGCTCCACAGCAATAGAAACCATCAACCAGAACCTGCAACGCGCCACCGCGCGCCGAATCCAAGAGCAAGGGCTATCCTGGAAGAAATGGGTAGCCCACCATGACGATAGGACACGGACAGCACACCGAGAAGCAGACGGGCAAACCGTACCAGCCACCGACACCTTCACAGTTGGAGGCTACAGGATGCGGTTCCCCAAAGACCCATCAGCACCCCTACATCTCACCATCAATTGCAGGTGCATCATGGTAGGGGCCAAAAAGAAAGGCGACAACTTGGACGGCATCACCAACGAAGAGCTAACCACCATCACCGCAAGCGGTGCAGACACCGGCGGCGACCCTATGCCGTGGGTGGGCGTACTCGCACTGGAAGGACACCCCACCGGCGACCGGCGCACACTAGCCGCTGACTCTCTCACCTGGAACACGCCCGTGCCCCTTCGGTGGGTGAAACAAGACACCGGCGAACACAACGGGGCCGTAGTAGTTGGAAAAATCCTCACTATCGACCGCGTACCCCACCCCACCCTCGACGGCGTAAACATTATCAAAGCATCGGGCGTATTCGCTGAAACACCAGAAGGCTTTGAAGCACAGAACCAGGTAGCCGAAGAACTAACGCAAGGTGTATCCGTCGATTTGGACAACATGCAGTTCACCTTCGCAGACGATGCCACTCAAGACGACAACGGACAGCGTGACGTAGTCATCACACAAGCACGCATACGCGCCGCCACACTCGTAGCAATCCCAGCATTCGCAGAGGCCAAACTACAGGCACTCACCACAGAAACCGACGACACCGACGACGAGAACGACGAAGAAAAAGCAACCTTCGACGCAATCGCAGACACCTACAGCAGCTCACTTTTCGACGACAGCGAAGACGACGGCGACGACCTCAGCACCTTCAACTGGGTTAGCGACGCGGGCGGACTACCACACTACATCGACCGCATCCGCAAAGCCCTGCAACGCCGGGGAATGCCTAAATCTCACGCCATCGCTTCCGCTGTGAACCAGGTCAAGCGGTGGGCACGCGGCGGCGGGAAAGTCACCGCCAAAACCCGCGCTAAAGCCGTGAAGGCACTAGCCGAATGGGAGGCCAAGCGGGCCGCCGCCCACGCCAAACCCAACAAGCACAGCGGAGACACCAGCACCTTCGACGCGCTGGTAGCCAGCGCGGCACCCGTGCACCCGCCGGCTCAGTGGTTCAACGACCCTCACTTAGACGGCCCCACCGGAATCACCGTCACCGAAGAAGGACGCATCTACGGGCACCTGGCACTATGGGACACATGCCACATCGCAAGCGGGCCGGGCCAGTGCACCACCGCCCCCCACTCGCAGACCGACTACGCCTACTTCCACACCGGCGCAATACTCACCGACGACAACCAAGAGTTAGCTGTGGGGCACCTCACACTAGGCACCGGCCACGCGGCACCAGACAAAACAGTACGCGGCACCATGGCGCACTACGACAACACCGGACTAGCCGTAGCAGACGTGCGCGCCGGTGAAGACGAGTACGGGATTTGGGTAGCCGGGGCAGTACGCCCCCACGTCTCCCCGGAAGACATACGCACCCTTCGCAGTTCCCCGCTATCCGGCGACTGGCGGCGCGTGCAGGGCAACCTCGAACTGGTAGCCGCCCTCGCTGTGAACGTGCCCGGCTTCCCCGTACCACGCACCAAGGGCGCAACCAAGAACAAGAGCATGTACTCATTGGTAGCCGCTGGTGTCCTACCGCCCGCTCCCACCACTCCAGACGAAGAACCGGACACGCCAACCACGCCCTCCACCACCCCATCGGCGCTAGACCGTAAGGCAATGGCATACGCACGCGGCCTGTACCTCAAGAAACTAGGCAATGAGGCACAGGCACATCGCGCCACCCTACGGAAAGCAAAACTTGATAAACTAAGTGCAGTAAAAGCTTCACTCACCCCGCCCACCGCACCTACCAACTAAGGAGAACACAAATGGCTTGCAGTTCCTGCAACTCAGCACAGCAGGTCTGGCCCTACGGCGCAGACATGGTTGTACCAGAACCCGCCCACTTCGACGGTGACACCGCTCCGGCGGTAGAGGAAGCCCCGGCCCCTGCACCTGAAGCAGAACCCGCGCCGGAGCCGGTAGCAGAACCGGAAGCTACCACCGAAGGCTAAACTGTGGTATAGTAGAAACACGCCCGTGGCCCCCTGCAAAAGCAGGGGGTCAGTTTTTATGCGTAAAACACAGCCCAAAAGTGCTACACTAGTCTTGAAATCGGGCGTGCATCCACCATTTAGAGAAAGAGGCTAAATGAGCACCCCCGAAGCAACCACCGACGAAAACGTAACCGTCGAAGAGCAGACCACCGAAGAAACCGCCACCTTCACCGCCCCCGAATCACTGGATGGCCTTTCCTCAGAGGAAATTCAGGAGTTCAACACCAAGGCAACCGAAGCATTCCTGAGCATCTACGGCAACGGCGAAAACCTCTCAGATGAGAAGGTTGAACAGCTCGAAGCACTCTCTGCACACATCAATGAGTTCAACGCAGAATTGAAGAACCGCGAAGAGGCCGCCACCGCCCGCGCCACCAAGGCAAGCGAACTGGCCGCCGCTGCAGGTATCACCTTCGCCAAGGACAGCAAGAAGGACGACAAGTCCAAGGACGACGAAGAAGAGGCCCCTTTCGGTGATGACGAAAACACCGACGAAGAGGAAGCCCCCAAGAAGAAGGACTCCAAGGGCAAGAAAGAGAAGAAATTCTCCAGCATCAGCTACACCAAACCCACCCCCGCTAAATCCCAGAAAGTCGTACAGCACTTGCCGAAGAGCGTCTCAGAAACCCCCGCAACCCCTGATGTAGTCTTCTCTTCGGAGGGCGCGAGCATCTCCATGAACGAGCTGGCAAAGGGCATCGACAAGCGCCTGGCAAGCTTCAACCTCACGCAGTACAACTCGGCGGCACACAACGGTATCGCCTTGCGCGAGTCCTTCCACCTCGCCACCTTCTCCAAGCCCGACATCACTAAGTTCTCCATCACCTCGAACGACGCAGACCACGTGAACGAGGTCTTGGACTACGCAACCAGCGAAGCACGCCTTGAAGGCAACTCCCTGGTGGCATCCGGCGGCTGGTGCGCCCCCTCGGAGACCCTGTACGACCTAGTATCCGACGCAACCGACGCGGGCCTGCTCTCTGTCCCTGAGGTAGTCACCGCACGCGGCGGTATCCAGTTCGCAGAGGCCCTCAACTACACCACCCTCTCGAAGCAAATGGCACTGTTCCGCTTCTCTGAGGCAGACGACAAGGTAGCCAAGTACGACGGCAAAGCAAACAACACGCAGAAGCCCTGCTTCAAGGTACCCTGCCCCGAGTGGCACAACGTGCGCCTGGACGTTATCGGCGCATGTGTTCAGGCCGGGCTTCTCCAGATGCGCGCATACCCTGAAATGATTCAGGCCGTAGTGCGTATGGTACTCATCGCACACGCCAACCTTGTATCCATGGCATCGCTCCAGGCCATGAGCGAAGGCTCCACTAAGGTAACCATCGCCGCAAACGGCGGCGGCACCGCCGCCCCGGTACTCGACGCAGTCGAGTTGCAGGCCAGCCACATGCGCGCCACCCTCCGACTCGCACCGAAGGCAACCCTTGAGGCAGTATTCCCCGCTTGGGCATACGGCGCAATCCGCGCAGACCTGGCAAGCCGCAACGGCGTAGAGCTAATTGACGTAACCGACGCTGACATTGACCGCTTCTTCACCGTTCGCGGCATCAGCGCACAGTTCGTCTACAACTGGCAGGAAATCAGCGCAATCAACGCCGATAAGTTCATCGGCTACCCCAACCAGGTTCAGTTCCTGCTGTACCCGGCCGGTACATGGGTACGTGCAACCGCTGACATCATCACCGTGCAGGGCCTGTACGACTCCACCCTGCTATCGAAGAACGACTACACCGCCCTGTTCACTGAGGAAGGCTTCGCAATGCTTAAGCGCGGCGCAGACTCCCGCCTGGTATCCGTAGCCACCGGAAACCGTGGCACCACCGGCGAACAGAAAGCCATCACCACCCCCACGGTAGACCTGTCGAAGGCACCCAACGGCGTGTAACACACACCACACGCAACGGCCCCCGCCATAGCGCGGGGGCCACACACCAACTAGCCCGACAGAAAAGAGACAAACAAGCATGGCATCACTCGCAAAGCCCGGCTTAGACAAGCTAGAGGCATTCGACCCGCCGCGATACGGGTTGCTGTCTGCTGTGCGGTTCCGCGAAAACCCCCCGCTCGGGTGGGAATCAGCAGGGGTACAGGCCGAACTTGCCATCAAAGGCCCCGTCAAAGCGTGGGCGGTAGACCCTGCAACCTGCACCTGGGACACCGCCAACCCCAAAAGCGACAAGACCGTAACCGTCCAAGACAATGGCGCAGACGTACTACCCATCACGCTATCAGCAACCCACGAATGCACACCCACCGGCGTATCCTTCGGGGAATCCGAAGCCCTGGCTTTGGAACTGCTGAACCGCCACGCGGAACCTTCACTAGAGAAGGCATACAAAAACCTGTGGGTGGACTCACACGGGTTTTGGACACTAGAACTTCCACCTGCAACACCCGAACTCAGCGTGCAGACCGTCACCAAGGAGCAGGTAGAGTTCGTTATCCAGGCGCTGGAAATCCAGAGCATTCTGCAGAACGGCTCATGCACCCTACACATTCCCGCTATCCTCTACTCGAAGGCGCGGCGAATCCTCAGCGACAAGGGCGGAATCCTACGCACCGCTAAAGGCTCCCCCGTCGTACTCGGAGTCGGGTACGGGCCGGAAATCCGCACGGGAGCAAAAGGCCACATCTTCGCCACCCCTGGCACGCTGTGGGGGTACAAGACCCAACCCATCGTGCTACCCTCAAAAGAAACCTTTGAACACGGTAAGAACATGCTCCACACCACAGCGCACCAGACCTACGCCATCGGATACAACCCCGGCGTGGTCTACGCACACCCCATAGCAATCTAAGCAACCCACTACCCACACCACTACAACCTAAGGACAAACACCAATGGCCCACTACTCTTACACTCCGGTGCAGTTGCGCGCTATTCGCGTCACCAGCCTCAACGCATCCGGCGCAGTAGATGCAAACTCAAAAAACATCGTCACCGACGGCACCGTAAACGTCACTATCTCAACTGAGGTTGAGGAAGGCAACGAGATTACTAAGAAGACCACCAGCGGCGCTATCTGCCTCTCGGTGAAAAACCCGCCGTCGGTCAAGAACGTGACCGCCGCTATCGAGTTCTGCCACGTGAACCCACAGCTCTACACCATGATGAGCGCACTACGCACCTACAACGACGGCGGCAACAAGCCCGCAGGTATGGCTCTGAGCATCGGCTCCATCGAAAAGGCATTTGCCTTGGAGTTATGGGCATCCCTCGACCTCGGCTCCAGCTCACCTGACTTGCGAGACGCACTGTCCATGTACACCCTGTACCCCTTCATGCAGGGAGGCGTGCTCGGTGAACAGGAATACACCGCAGACGGCGCGGTATCCTTCAAAATCGAGCAAATGGTATCCCTCGGTGGTACTCAGTGGGGCAAAGGCCCCTACAACGTCGTTATGGGTGCAGGCGCACAGGGCGGCGCGGCCGCACCTGCACAGCTACCCACCGCACTCGGTAGCAAAGACATCGCACTGTACATCCCCACCGCAGTAGCACCGCCCGCTGTGAACGAAGAGCCGCAGGTTACCCCCGTCAAGAAGTAACCACCATTCGCAGTACTAGACAAACCCCGCCGCCCTACCCGTGGCGGGGTTTACTAGTACCAGAGCCAAAACAAGGAGAACAAACATGGGAACATGCGGCTGGGATGTGAGCTACTCGGCCTGTGCAGGGTCAGCAGACCAAGCCTTTATCGACTCACTAGACCCAGAGGTTCTAAAGAAAGCAGAAAAAGCCGCCGTCGCCATGCTAGACAGCTGGACAGGTGAGCGCTTCGGACAATGCGACGGCGAACTATCCCTACAAATAAGCCCCGGCTGTCACCCCGCGTCACGCTACCAGATGGCAGTCACACCGAACAGGGGCACGTTACCCACCATCGGAGCACCGCTAGGAATACCCGCCCTACTCGGAGGAACATGGTACAACCTTGGCTGTGGCGGGTGCGCAGAACTCAACCGCGCGGGCGACCGATACCTACCCATCGAACTACCGCAGGGAGTCAGCCGACTCACCGAAATAGTGCTAGACGGGAAACCACTCATGCCCGTAGCCAAAGACCAGCAACACGGAGTCTGGTTCCTGCACGGGCGAACCCTCTATGTGCGAGCTGAGCTAGTGGAGAGCGCGCTACTCTCCAACCCCAGCATCCGGCCCATCTATTCGCCGTCGGCACCAGTGCCGCCACAGCCCCAGCCCCAGGGCTCCCGCCCCCAGCCGCTGCCTGCCGTGACCGAGACGCAGCCGGACCAGGGCGTCGTCCAGCACTCGG